TCAGGCTTTCGTAACAACTTGTGCAGCTGCAGCGAACATCTTCTGCTATCGCAGGAGACAAGAAGCTGGATACATAGACAGTCTGACCACAGTCCCATCGCAAGATGTCTATTTAGGAACCGTAATGTATGCAGGAATGTTGTACAAGAGCCGTGGCACAGTCGATGTTTTTTCTAGCTATCAAGACATGGGACAAACTCCAGTAGCTGGAATGAACGGACAGATCAAACAACTTCTCGGAATTGATCGCCCAGCCTGCGCATGACCGTTTCCAACTACACCGACCTTTTCAATAACGCGATGAGCGCATTGGGAACGAAACTGGCAACCGCAACTGGCTTGCAAGTGGTCACGGATCCGCGCAATCTCCGTCCACCATGTGTCTTCATCTCAGCGCCATCATTCACAATGTGGAACTACAACATCGCCAAAATGACCTTTCCCGTCCAGATCATCTCAATGGGTCCGGGCAACTCAGACGCATTGGGTAACATCTTGAACATGGCTGCAGCTGTAATGACCGCAAATGTCGGAGCGACCTCAGGATCCCCGACGAGCGTCGATGTCGGTGGGGTAGTACTCCCGGCATACGAGATGATGATTGAAGTACAGGCTCAGACATCATGAGCTTCTTTATCGCATCTGAGAAGCTTGGCAAGATCGGTGAGCTATTCGAGCCGAAGGATGGCATCAATGTCGGCGCACTTCTGGCTGGTGGCTTCATTACCGAGCGCTCTGAGGTATCAACCACAGAAGAAGAAAAACCTGCTAAAACTAAACCTAAGAAAGCATCCAAGGAGTAATCATGGCAACTAGCACTTATCTTTCGTCACCAGTAGTCACAGTCAATGCAGTGGATCTCAGCGATCAATGCACAGGCGCGACCGTGAACATCAACTACGACCAGCTCGAAGCAACCGCATTCGGTGATGGATCGCGCAAGTATGTCTCGGGACTCGGATCACACTCAATCACCCTCGACTTCTATGCGAGCTTCGCAGCGACCGAAACTTGGGCAACGCTTTCAGCTTTGGTCGGCACATCCACGACAATCATTGTGCAACCTGTCGCTGGTGCGGAGTCTGCCACCAATCCGAAGATGACCCTCACCGGCTGCTTCATCGCAACGCTGCCAGTCGTGAACTCGCTTGGAGCCCTCGGGACCATAAGCATTACGGCAAATGGCGGTGTCTATACAACGGATGTAACCCCAGCATAAATTGACCGCACATCGGTCCGACACGAAAGCGAGTACTAATGAAGCTGCACCTAAAGGTGACAGAAGCAGGCAAAGACCCATACGAAGTCACGACCAATCTGGTCACACTCGTCGCATGGGAACGAAGGTTCAAGCGCAAAGCGTCAGACATGGCAAACGGTATCGGCGTGGAAGATCTTGCGTTCTTGGCGTGGGAAGCATGCAAGCAAGCGAAGATCGTAGTGCCGGGAGAGTTTGACAAGTTCATTGCCAAGCTCGACTCGGTAGAAGTGAGCGCTGAGGAAATAGAAAACCCTACCCACGCGGAACTCACCGAAGGCTCCTAGCAGAATTGCTCACTACTGTGTTAGAGGAAAGAAACAGGAAGTGAGAACATGGCGAGAACTGGCGTTCAGGTATTTGGGATCAAGGAAGATCTCAAGACGCTGAACAAACTCGCCCCAGATCTACGCCGACAGATCACGAAGGATTACCGCGCATTGATGCAGCCGACGATCTCGGACGCGCGAAGCAATCTGCCATCTGGCATCGGTCAGACAGTCATGCGTGGCTTCGGTCGTAAATGGCGACACATCTTCCCATGGGACAAAGCAATCGCGAACCGATCTATCACGGTCAAGATTGATACTCGACGCGCGCGCAAGCGGAACATGGACAAGGGCGCACAGTACGAAACTTTGAGCGCGTTCATCATCCAACAAAAGAACCCTGCTGGCATTGTGTTTGATATTGCTGGTCGTGGCGGAAAGTCATCGTCTACTCAGAAGCGCAAAGGCGTGAACTATGACTGGAACAACACGCTTATTGAGAACATGGACAAGACATTCGGCAAAGCGTCGCGCTCAATGTGGCCTGCAGTAGAAGCCAACACAGACAACATTGAAGCAGCAATCAAGAACATCACTGAAGAAGTCGAGCGACAGCTGACGGTCGCGCTATCTAGGAGCAACATCTAATGGCTATTCGCATCCCCATCATCACAGACTTCCAAGGCGACGGACTCAAGAAAACATTCGAGCAATTCAAGGCACTGGAGACCAATGCTGAGAAGGCATCGTTCGCTCTCAAGAAGTCATTCCTTCCAGCAACTGCAGCAATCGCAGGATTGACAGCTGGGCTCGTAATGAGCTCAAAGGCTGCTGCAGAAGATCAGGCTGCACAGGCACAACTTGCGCGCCAGCTCCAAGCAACTACAGGAGCAACCGACAAACAGATCCAAGCCAACGAAGACTTCATCAGCACACTGTCCAGAAGCGCAGCTGTCGCCGACGATGAACTTCGTCCGGCGCTTTCGGCTTTGGTCATCGGTACTGGCGATCTAGCAACCGCACAGGACGCGCTCAAGACCGTCCTTGATGTCTCGGCTGCCACAGGTAAGGGAGTTCAAGAAGTCGCTGATGCCGTGTCTAAGGCTTACGGCGGAAACATGAAAGCCATCAAGCAACTATCGCCAGAGCTTTTCAAGCTCATCAAAGATGGCGCGTCAGTTGATGAAGTCATGCAATCACTCGCATCGACTTTCGGTGGCGCTGCATCAACAGCTGCAAACACTGCTCAGGGCAAGTTCAAGAACCTCACGATCCAACTTGAAGAAGCCAAAGAAGCAATCGGAACCGCTCTTCTTCCAGTCGTTGAGCTAATGGTTGAAGCGTTTACAAACTTTGCAATCTGGGCACAAAACAACACGGGCGTGATTTTAGGAATTGCAACGACAATCGGATTGATAGCGACTGCAATAGTTGCTACCAACATTGCAATGGCTGCATGGAAAGCAGTCTCGGCAATAACAATCGGCGTAAACTATGCGCTAGCAGCATCTTTTACAGCTGTCCAAATTGCCACCGGCATCGGCATTGTCACCGTGCTTGCAGGTATTGCAGCGTTTGCTCTTTACAAACGACAAATGGCTGGTCTGCGAACTGAACTTGAAGCAAATACAAAACCACCAAAAGATGTATCTGACGCGCTTGACCGAATGGGGCAATCAACTCGAAGCGCTGCATCCGCTGCAGCAATACTCATTCCAGAACTTGAAGGTACTGGTGGCGCGGTGGACAAGATGGCAGAGAAGATCAAGAAAGCGCGCGAAGAGCTAAACGATCAGTTCACGACAGCTCTCGACACAGCCAAAGGCAAGCTCGAAGAAGCGAAGAAGGCTTATGACGATTTCAAGGGCACGGTCGCCGAATCGGTCACTGGTGAGTTCTCAATTTCTGGTGCAGCCGACGCTGCCAAAGAAGCCGGAACGACGATCCTCGCCCAGCTCACCCAGCAAGCCGACGGAGCAAAAGCCTTCGGATCAAAGATCGAAAAACTGCTCACAATGGAGTTGTCACAGGACGCTCTCAGGAAGGTCCTAGAGGCTGGTCAAGAGGCTGGCAGTGCAATCGCCGACGAACTGATTGCTGGGGGCTCAGAAGCGATTACAGGACCCAATGGGATCAACCAGCTAGTGACAGACCTCAACTATGTCGCGGATGCTTTGGGCACTTTGGCTGCAGACAAGTTCTACCAAGCTGGAGTCACGCAAGGCGAGCAGTACCTTGCCGGCGTACAGTCAGCAATCAAAGCTGCAGAGATGCTTCTCAAAAATCCGAACCTCAAGCTTGCAGATGTGAAGGGCATCGGAGCAAAGTTCGCTGGCAGTGTGAGTTCAATCAGTCTCGCGCCGACCGCATCGCCAACATTTACTGGCGACACATCAGGCATCATGGCGGAGCGCGGTGGCAACAATTACACGGTGAACATCAACGGCGGAGTTTTGACCAACGCACAAACTGGCAAGGTCGTTATCGATGCGGTCAAGAGCTTCAACCGTGCATCCGGTCCAGCGGACATCTCAGTCCGTCCAATTAGCGGTCGCTACTAATGTCAGCATCCGTCATTCAATCTGGCGAGTATCTCTTGACAACACGACTTACAAATTAGGACCGACAACAGACTTCGCTGATGTGACCGACGGTGTTCTTGATGTGTCCATCACTCGAGGACGACGCGACATTGGAGACCAATTCGTCCCCGGCATCATGAGCTTCACACTCAACGACCAACTGGCGGACGGGGCGTTCAATCCGTTCAACACGGACAGCCCAACCTATGATCCTGCGAACAATGAGCCGGGCATTGCACCGATGCGTCGCGTGCGCTTTTACCGATATAACTCGCTCAATGTTGCCGAGTCACTCTTTCAAGGCTTCATTGTCACATACGATTACCAGTTCAATCTAGATGGCAACGACCTTGTAGCAGTTCAAGCAATTGACGACCAGTATCTTCTTTCGCAGGCGTTTTTAGATGAGTGGAATGTGGACGAAGAGATCGCATCCACTCGAGTGACAAACCTGCTCGCGCTTCCAGAAGTAGATGCTTTCCAAGGAGTAGGTCAGCAATCCATAGAAACCTCGGCAATCACACTCGGCGGTGCAGCTGCCTACACAGTTCCGTCCGGATCTAATGCTCAGGGCTATCTCAATGACATCATGGCTGCCGAACAAGGACGCGCGTTCGTGGACAGATCAGGGCGCTTTGTGTTCCAAAAAAGGCTGGGACCAACTTTTGCCGGAGCTTCTGTGGAGTTCGGTGACAACGATCCAGCGCACACTCCATACGATTCCGTATCGATCAATTTCGGCGCGGATAAGGTCGTCAATAGGGCAAGCGTTACCCATCTCGGCGCGACCGGACCAGAGACCGTTGATGATCTAGCAAGCCAATCCAAGTACTTCATTCAAGCAGTCGCCTACACAGAAAGTCTCGTCCACAACGACATTGCAGCGCTCGCACTGGCGAACTATCTGATCCAAGGAGAACCGACTGCAACACTTACCAGCGTGAACACAGGCTTTCAGATGCTTTCTACAGGCGAACGCGACAATGTGGCAATTTTGGAAATCGGTGACACGATCAGCGTCGAGAAAACCATTACGACCTCATCAACGACTACCAGCGTCATCGCTCAAGAATCGTTCGTTGAGGGCATTGAGCATCGAATCTCGTTCAACCAGCCACATCAGGTCACGATCTACACATCGCCAACGACCGTCTATGAGCTCTTCATTCTTGACAGTTCCACACTTGACACGATCTACGCACTAAGTTAGGAAGCACTATGCCAATCACCACATACACCGCCGGACAGGTCTTGACTGCTGCATCGCTCAATTCCAACTTCTCTGCAGCTGGTGGCTTGCAATTCATCAAAGCACAGACCATTGGAACAGGAGTTTCGGCTGTCACCGTGACTGGCGCTTTCAGCGCAACATATGACAACTATCTGATTACGGTCACGGGTGGAGTTGCATCAACATCAAACAACCTCTATCTCACATTGGGTTCAACCGCAACAGGTTAT